CACGGTAAATTCTCTTACCATCCGACATCGGACCCATATTTTTTGAAGCACTTCTTGTGTCCGCTCTATATGCTATTGGTAATTCTTTTTGCATATAGATTTGATAAAAACCAGTAGTAACGTCCTCGATTAATTGTTCAGCCTTAGCCAAACAAGCAGCTACAATAACCTCATCAAACCTAAACCCAGCAGGATGTAAATTAGTTGTTGGCTCTAAATAATAAGCACTACCAGATGCAGGATTAACTGCTGCTGCTGTATCATCTGAATAAAGCCAATCATCAACAAAAAATTCACCATCAGCACCTACATAACTGGTTATAATAGCCGTCGCTCCTTTACCAGTTCCACTAATTATAGTTATTTTCCAATCTTTAAAAGAGTCATCAGGATAAATATTAGCTAAACTGCTATCACTGACAGCAGCAGCAGCACCATTAGTCGCTAATCCAGCTTCAAGTCTCAGTTTATTAAAAAATAATGTATACGGAAATTCAATAGTATCGACTGCTGATGGCTGCGGGTCTACGATTAGTTCCCATTGTCTTGTAGCCATAAGAGCACTACCTGTGGGCTGATACGGCCTTATAGCAGCTAAAGTCGGATAACCAGTTGAAACACTGATTGCTCGTTTTGCTCTAATGACACTCTCATCACACCAATCTATTACAGAACCGTGATTAGTATTTGCCGCGTAGGAAATCTCACCATTTACTTCTCCACCAAAGTTCTCGGCCAACAAATATCTGGCCGCATCTTCATCTATAACATCGGTGGACCTTATTATACTGTATTTACTTGTAGTATCCGGCGTACTATCACCAGATAGACCACCAGTAAAGGTGAACTTTCCAAGTGTACCATCATAATCAGTGACTGTAGCTGTTTCGTCTTTACCCGTACCGTCAGTTATCTTTAGAACATAAGTGTTGAAAAAATCGTCATCATACGTCGTAGCGATTGTACTATCGGTTAAACTCGTGGTGGTTCCTGCTTCTGCTGTTCCAGTATAGGCATGAGCAAGGACTACAGACATTGTTCTACGCATCCATCGCCAACCATTGGGTGGTGGATTTGCTATAAACATTTTAATGCCGTCATTGACAATTTGTTTGCACAGGTCTAAATCATGTGCGTCTATAGGAATCATAGCCCCTTCATTGCCGGCAGCACCATAATATGCTAATCCAGCAGTTATAGCAACTTTTAGAATCAAATCGTAATAGGTTAATGCACTTGTAGGCTCGGCCATTATTCTATATCCTTTTTAATCTCTATTTTCAACGGGTCGGGTGAGTTGATGAGATAAGCTATTGCAGCAGCCTGGTCAGCAGTAAGCTCAAGATGTTTAAGTGTAATCCTATCACCATCAACTTTAGTAGCAAACAGTATTTGTCCAGGCGAAACATCAAATTCTACATTACTATACATTTTAATCTCCAATCTCCAATTCATCAACAGGTTCATCAATAGCTTCGGCTTCAATAATTGCTTTCTGAGCCTCAATAGCTTCGGCCTCGGCAATTACTCTCTGAGCTTCTACATATCTCGCTTCCTGTACAATCACCTTTGCTATTTTTAATTTCATTTTATTCCTTTCTTCAAAATGTTATCTTGGGTAGTATATATACTACCCAAGACAACAATTAAACTAATTAACCCTGTAAATTAAACAGTGGGCCGTTACCATCCCTATCACCTATAAGTCTATGACCAGCATATTGTGTCATAGCTTCGGCAATACATGCAGTAGCAGATAGTGTTGTACTTATATCACCAAGACTACCATCATGTCTCCACATAGCACCAATTTGTTCATCAATAAGTCCAGCTTGCGGGGGAAGCCAAATTGGACCTCTAAATTGGAACCAAAAATACATGTCACCTGCACTAACTTCTACAGCAGGAACACCTGCTTTTGGAAAATCCTCCACTGTCGTTGTAGATAAACGCAACGCCGCAAATGGGTTCTGAAATATTTCACAATAATTAGCTACTGTTACTTCTTTAACTAATCCTGCATCCAGATAAATTTTAAAAGCAGCAGCATCAGCAGAAACGTCATTACCAATAATACCCCTAAATTGAGTATCGGTATCATCACCATCTGAACCATAAATCAAAGCATATCCACCACGCAACTCATCTTCGGCTAATACATCATGTGCTACAGCAGCCACTGAAAGAGTTTTTCCACCTTTAGCAGTTGTGGCCCCTAACACAGAATAACTGTTAACTCCAAGCACAAAAATCTCACAACCACGTGTAGCAGATAAAGCGTTATAAGATTTCCCATATTTAAATTCACGACCATCACCAAGCACTACTCTATCACCGATATTCCATTTCGGGTCTTTGACTAAAGAAGTCTGGTAAAGAAATCCATAGTCAGGAGCAACATCATGACCAACTACGCCTTCTCGGTGAAGGTAATTGGTCTTAGCTTTTCCTTTTGCCATTTTAATTTCTCCTTTTGTAAAAGGTTAATGATTAAGCGGTTAATGCCTTGTGCATTACAAAACCAGCCGTTCTTCGATTAGTACACAGATTGTTATGTGAACCATCCAGATAAACTGTGAAAGTCGTATGCTGTGTTCTGTCAGTCATAGGTTCGCCTTCGACCATCCAGTAATCTGTTTGAACCACAGGAATAAACTTACGAAAATCTATGCAATAAATCGGGTCCATCTCGTCCCCGGTTTCGGGGTCAGTGACGTCATCAAGCTGGTCAATGTAAACAACAGGTAGTCTATTTATGGAACAAAGACCACCATCATCAACACGAAGATTACCGAGTACATCTTTACCAACGTGTCTGTCATCACGCTGGTCAGCCAAATCCATCAATGCAGCACTAATTTTGGCATTAGTGTAAATTCGTTTGGCCCCTTGATTCTTTTGTGCTGGGTCATTGACTATAAGCGGAGCTTTGAACTTTGTTTTCATAAATGCTATGCGGAAAGTCGTTAGTAAAGCATTATCAACTGCACTGTAAGTAGCAGCATAATTTTTCCAACGTGGATTCGCCTCAGCATCAAGACCAGCACAAACTTTGGAAGTATTACCATCTTGGAATCTAATCGTCTGACCAACAAATCCGGCTGTATCCGAACTATCTGCGTCAATCGCATTAAGATAATATGGAACGCCATAAGGATAAAGGTCATCAGCAGAATCTGATGGTGTTTTCCAGGCTCTTTCTTCAATTAGATTAGCAAGTGACCACAGACCATCAATACGTCTGACCGTCATCAGTTTGATAAAACCTTTGGCGTCACTTCTATTACGCAGGATTTCCAATTTATCCCAGGAATAATTAGTACCAATTTGTGTCCAGGGCACATCAATAGTTTTCATTACCTCGCCGACAGTAGGAGTATCGACGTCATAAAGTCTACGATACTTAGCATTACCAGAATCATCAAGCATTAGTTTACGCTTAATACTGGTTCCGCCATCAACTTCCAATCGTTCTTGCTGGTAAATACGACAAAACTCATAATCAGGATGGTCCCAGGTAACTTCAAAATACTGTTCTGGTAAATCTTCAAGAGTAGTCGAAATTAAATCAGCAAGGGCAGCGTTTTTAACACCCATTTTAAATTCTCCTTATTTGCTTATCCAAAAACTTTGGTTAATCTTTGCGATGTTCGTTTTTCAAGGTCAGTGTTAGATGGTTTACCACCTGTTTGGGCAGTCACACTGGTATCATTATTAGGTTTAAGGGTAAGACTCTTACTCTTTTTTACAACCTTTTTCATAATATCTTTTCTAACAGCTTGTTCGCGAACATCCTCTGTGGTAATTAAATGTGAAAGATTAAGGGCTTCTCCAACTTCCATTGTTTTACCTTGTACAGTCGCACCATTGATAATCTGGTCAGCCATATTAAGAACATCCCATCGTTTTTGTTGCTGACGAATTGTCAAATCATCCCAAGTTTGCTCTTTTTCCAATTTACCATAAATAGTGGAATAATTGTCCAACTCACCATCATCAAAAAACTTCATGATGGTACGTTCCATCTGTGTGTTCGTATTCTGTTGCTGTGATTGCGACTGTTGCTGAACCTGCGACTGAATCTGTTCAGACACCCTTTTGTCCATCTTAATCAATGCTGCATTAAGCGGGGCAATAACCGTATCTATTAACGGGTCATCTGGATATTCAGTCTTTAGTTTCTGAATATCTACACCAGCAAATCCTGTATCGGTACTCTGTTGATTCTGTTCTGCCTGTTGTTTCTGTTCTGCCTGTTCTTTAACAGTTCTACCAAGTTGAGCAAATTCTTTAGATAACCGATTGGTACTATTGTAAATATTCTGAAATGTCCTTGTTGCTTTATCAGGGTCAGCATCAAAAAACTCCTTAACATCTTCCGGTTTCCATCCCTGGTGAACTGCCGCTCGATAATAGGCATCGGGCAGTTCTGATTTTTTACCTTCGCTTTCAGATTCTTTGGATTTTTCTGTCTGTTCGGATTCCTCTGTCTGTTCAGGTTCCTCAGTTGCCTGTTCAGGTTTTTTCACCTGTTCAGGTTTCTTTACCTGTTCAGAGGTAGACTCATCCAATTCAGAGGTAGATTCATCCAATTTAGGAGTAGAATCATCTTCTTCGCCAAAAGTCTTTTCTAAATTTTTTGCAACTGTTTTCTCAAGTTCTTTATCAGAAAGAACTATTGCTTCCTTCTCTGCGATTTCATCCGCCTTCGCATCGACAATCGCCGTATCCTGTTCTGTTCCTTCATCCGTCTTAATCTGTGAAACGTCCTGTTCTAATTCTGTCTTTTTCTCTGCCATTATACTTTTCCTTAAAATAAATTGCCGGTATACAACCGGGGTAAATTACTTTTGATTGTTAAACCATACTTCTTCTTTTTTTAGGTCTTGTTTTCTGAGGCATTTTTACAAATCCTGTTTTCTTCAAATAATCATCATGCTGTTTATAATTATCAAATCCGGGTCTCCCGGAACTATCAACTCTAATATCAGGAAACAGTTTCTTATGTTCTGCAATCTGACTCGGATTTATCGCCAATGAATTGGAAAATCGAGTCTGTCCATATTCTCTATTGCCAGTATGAAAATCATACTTTCTGTGCATGGGTATATTGCAAGTAGGACACATCATTGAAAGTGAACTATCGTTCATCGGTCTAACTTCTCCGGCTATTTTACCACATTTCGGACATTGAAATTCATATAATGGCATATTATTTCCTTGAATGTTTGGGAAGATTTTTGGTTTCCGTTTCCGCAAAATGTTCCAGTTTTGAAGCAGACATACTTTTATACATTCCCAATGCAGCACCCCGTAACTTACTTATCGGTATCTTACCTCTTTTGGCTGCCAGAGCTATTCCCGCAGCAGCCTGTTGTGCTTTGCTAATAGCCGGCATATTAATACAATCCTTTCATTGCACTCTGATTCTCTGCTGGTATTTCCTGTTGCTGTTGTTTAGTTTCATCTCTCGGTTTTCTCGTTGAAGAAAAACCTTTTTCCTGTTGCGGAGATGCTTTACCTGCTGGTTGCGGACCCATAGCCATTCGTAACTGTAGTCTTTGCATAAATTCCGGGTCATCAAACCAATCCTCTACAGGTTCGGTTATATCTAATTCATCTGCTATTCTTGTTATAGCTCTTGGCAAATTAAATGGTACTCCCATCATCATTGCCATTTGTGCTGCCTGGGTCAGACGAGGAATAATATTTGTAGCAAAATCAACTATGCGTTTGGACCGTAATATCGGGTCCATTCGAGTCATTGATTTAGCTTTAATTCTAAATGTATAATCTAAAAAATCACCTCGACGTTGTTCAGGTGTTAATCTCATTTGGATAAATTCACCACCTGGTTTGCGTTTTGCCAATGGTATGTCTATTAATGGGTCAGTATGTAAGTACCACGCTATATCACGGGCTATATCAGCCGCTCTATCACGTGTAATACCTTGAATATCTCTAATACTCACACGTGAATTGGATTCAAGAATTGCAGATTGGGTGGCAGTATCAGCATCTGAACTCAATCCGGCCAACTGGTCAGGGTTTCCAGCTATATAATTGAACCAGGTATGAAGCTGTTGAATCATAGCAGCGTTATCGCGGTTCTGTCCACCGTAACTTATGACTTTAACTGAATCAGGATTACCCCAAACCATATCACCATCCGAAGCCTCTCGAAGTGTATTTCCTTCATCAATAGCTGATGGGTCACATATGGCGACATCTTTTTGACGAGATGCTTGTTCCATTGATTTTGTAAACATCTGATTTGCCATAAGATGAAGGTCATACCAAATACTAACCGGGGCAACCGGATAAGGATTATTAGGTACTTTAGGTGTTAATGATAAAATATGATAAGGTCCAGTATCAGGACCATAATAATCTTGAACTGCCAGATAATCACTAAATACTGTTTCGCGGGGGTCAGGAATAGTAACCAACGCATTTGCTTTGGGTATATATAGTGAAACTACATGCACCATATCCTGTAAGTTATTAAATTGATTAGAACCCGCATTTTTTCTCGAAATATTTTTGGCTTCATTAGTATCGACTATTTGTGAAATTGATGGAAGTCGCATAACTAATTCTTTGTTATAAATACCAGATTCAAGTAAAACTTGTCGAGGAATTGTAATTCTATCACCGATAAAATTACTCTTATCAATATCAGTACAAGTTGGGTCGAAAACAAAATTATCCAAATCAACTGTTTCTATATAAATTTCACCTGGGTCGATTCTGTTATCACCATATTCAATGGTCGTATTAGAACCACACAAACCTACTTTCATAATTCCCATTGCAAATATAGCATCAACAATCCATGCTCGAAGTTTATCCTTTATTTCCAAATCATGTTGGATTTTGTTAATACCCATACTCAGTAATTCAGCATACGGTCGCTGTGAAACTATCTCAGTAGATATTTCATTAAACGGTTCTTTCATTACAATATTAGGTACAAGTGTCCTAACTGCATGAAACAAAAGATTTATAGGTTCATCTCCAGTCATACCAGCATCACGTTGATAGTATCTACCTACATATTCTTTTAGAAATAATGCCCTTGCCGCACGATACCGTTTAAGTCTATCAAAGCCGTCTTTAACTACATTTTGAATTTTTTGTGGAGTAATATCCATCAATTCATCCCAATAAAATTAAATGGTCTTTTCCAACTTGTCTGTTGGCTTTTTGCTCGCTTCTTTTTGGCGAGATAATTTATTTTACGCTGACCAACTGAATCCGCAGAATATATCAGCGTTTTTTCAGATGGTTTAACTATACAATCCTCAGCACACAGGGCATCAGCAATAACTCTATCGCCATGTGTCTTTTTAGCTCCTTTGTTTTCCTCTGTTAAAGAAGCCGGGCCGATTGAACCATCAGGAAAATAAATATAAAATATTGCTTCATCAAGTGCTTCAATCGAATGATTAATAAATTTACCTGTAGCAAGTAACCGATGGTATTGGTCAAGCAATAATTTTTTAGATTCTCTACCACTATGCCATCCATATTTTTTAGTTTGTTTATCTCTAACTGTTCCTTCACTTGTTTGTCGAAAATAATAAGGATAATGATAACGCTGAACAATCATACGACCAAAATCCCAACCGGGACCATTCATTTCCCATTTAATAAATGGTAATTTGCGTGGGGGTTTACCACCACACCATAATGCAAGAGCCACAACCGTCCTCGCTATTTCATAGGGTGGTACATTAGCATCAGCCCATTCAGCAATTTTATCATTTGTTTCTCTACATCTAATAGAAATTACTGAATTAGAAGCCCCTTGACCTTTAGAAAGGTCGATACCAAAAACATAACTCTTAGTTTGGTCAGGTCTCTTATTAAAAAGTTTAACCCATATTCTTAATGGATTAACTTTTTCTCGTTTTAGATAATAGGCTTCTTGGTCTCGACTCTTTATATGGGCCGCAATTTGCTCATCAAATATTGTTTTTTTAATTCCGATATTAAAACTATGCTGGGGTTTCTTACCAAACAATGCTTTATGATTATCGAGCAAATCAATATCAAAGAACACATCACCAGATTGAATATCCTGCATTAGAACTTCCTGGGCCATTTGTTTGGAAGTACGCCGCTCATCTTCCCTATCATACCAGGGTGAACGAATCTCATATTTACCTTTTTTAACTTCGTTAATATAACGACCCCTACCTTTTTCAGGATGTTCCCAAAACGGCAAAACTATTACTTTAATTTTACCTGAACGCATCCATCTACTATATTCAGTACCAGCACCTGCTGGGGTACTATTCACAATTCTACAAGGTGCGACATCAGCCGTAGCTGACCTCATTGCGGACGCGTTTTCCACTTTAGAAAATTCATCAAGCAATATGGCTTTTCGAGTATCACCGGAACCAGCATGTTGAGTAGTAGATTCGCCATCAATCGTACTATTATTACATGAATTGTGCATGTGCATGCGTGTTCGACCTTTTTCACCGGGCATACAAGTGGGCGGTCTCATCCACTCTGGTAAAAATCTATTAATATAGTCATGTTTCTGAAACAAACTTTTCATATTGCCCGGTTGGTCCACATATTCTCGAACACGTGACATCTCAAGTAATTTACTCTCATTTACAAATAACCAGAACCAATGAAATGCTGTTATACACATCCAGGATGCACCCATTTGCCGTGATTTTCTAATACCTAAATCATATCCCGTTTCTACAGCATTTTTAATCTCAAGAAACGTATCATCCTGAACATCCCAGGTTATAAACGGCCAATGTGGACGCAAACATGTCGAAGTATGCCCATCTTCATTAATATCATGCTGGTGGTAGGTAAAAGCAAATGTATTAATCCAAAACAACATTGATTCTTTTGATGCCGCAATCAAATCTCTTTGTAAAATAGGGTCATTTCTTGCCTTTTTTAATAGTTTTCCACGCCATTCCAAATTAGGGCCGACAAATTTCGGTACGTAAATTCCTGTTATCGGGTCCTTCCACTTTTCCGGTATATTAGGAAATGGAGTAGCTAACTCTGGTTTTACAGCGACATTTATCGTTTGCTTATTAAACATTATTAATTCTCTGAACACCAAGTTCAGAAACTTTATCCGCAACATCCTGTGTATTAGCCTTATTACGCGGGGCATCAGGTATTTTACCTTCTAATCTATTATACAGCATAGCAATCATTGATTTATCAGGTCTATAGGTTACAGTTAAACCTGCTTTTGTAAGTTCTGAATATCCAAGAGCATGTTTCCAAATCAAACGTGCTAATGCCTCAGCTTTAGTTGAGATTTTGTCTCCACCATCCGGGTCACGAATAAGCTCAGTTTTTTCCTCAGCTATACTACGTAAAAATCGACTAAGCATCAGGCCGGCTGCTGATTTACTTATTCCTTTTGATTTTTTCATAATGCCCTCAATTTCTTACCAACTTTAGTCTCTAATGCCGCTTCTTTGGCTGCTTTAGCCTGACGCATTAATTCTCTTTGAACTACGGGAAAGCGTTTGTTATCGTTTATAATTTTCCTTGCGTCAATTATTGTTCTCGCAGCATTTTCTATCTCGTATTTATCGTAACCTTCTATTTTATCTCCCATGATTCTACCCTTTTTAGACCATTTTTAAATTTACTAAACTCTCTCTCCAATGTCATTGATGTTACACAAAAACAAATATCACCGTTATCATAACCGGATATAACCATCCCCATAACCTCACCCTCGCCATCAAAAACTGGACAACCGCTATTGCCGAAAGTAGTTGGGGCATCAATCTGATATACTGGATTCCCATAATCCCAAAAATTCCGGTCTATACCAGATAAAATTCCTTTGGAAATTGTGTTAAACTGTTCCCTACCAAGCGGTGAACCAATGGTAATCACATCCATACCGAGATAAGGTATATCATTATCAAATTTCAATGTAGCCGGGCAATTAACATCGGCATTGAAAATTACAAAACCGAGGTCATCATTACAATCTGGAGTAATAATATCAACAGACCTATATGGCTCATTACTATCTGCAAAATAAATATCAATTCTATCGGCATGTTCTGTAACATGTGCAGCAGTCATAAGTATGCCTTTTGCTACCAGGAACCCACTGGCTGAACCTATCTTGTAATCACTTACATAAAGCTCTACATAAGCTACTGATGGTGAACATTTCCTTGCTACGTAATTAGCTCTATTGAAATGACAAATTCTAAAAGAAATAACACAGAAACAAATTGCTATTAACAATATTGCTATTTTGGTTCTCATTTTAGTCTCCCGGCATTGCTATCCTTCGTAGACGTCCTATCGAACTTGTTGTATCGGCAATATAATGAAGCGTGCCTGTATAATCATTTGGAATCTTGATTATGATGGTCTGATATAAAGCACAAGCCCATATCTTATTCGCGTCAATAGAAGCATCAGCCAAACCAAGAGCGAAACCACCTGTCAACACAGCCGTCAGAGCATAGGAAGCACCAGCTACTACTGTTGCCTCTGTATCAGTGTCTGCTGTTCCATTAGTCAATTCCTGTCCTGTTGCCAGTACCGGGTCGGATAAGTTCGGATGCGGTGGAACACGATTTCCAACATTATCAGTTGAATATGTGTTATTCATTTCTCAATCTCCTAAGTATTTTATACAACCTATATACACAGTAAATAATTACGGTAATCGCTAAAACTTTATGTAATAGCACTGTCAATCTGCCTCTGGTTCTCCCTGCCCTGTTGTATCCGCGATAAGTCTCTCTGTATCCCGGCGGGGCTAAGTAAAGCCAGGTACTGTTGAACGAAGTTTCTCCTGCTCATGTTCCTTTTCTCCGCCGAGAAACTATCATATATTCGATTCGCTTCTATTCGGTCATTCTCCATTAAGAAACTCCTCTGTTAAAATTATATCCACATTACCATCCTCGTTAAGGTCCCAACCATCAATGTTGTCCCATCCGTAAGTATCAACGTCATAAGCAAACTGCTCTAATATCTCATCAGGTATCATCGACTCTCCTCATGCTGCAAGTTTTCATTGTTCATAATCCCCACAATGCGATAGGTTTTAGACTGGCAAAAATCCGTAATGAACACTCTCATAATCTTCAAACCGAAACCGGAAGCTGTCTCCCGTATCTTGCGAAGTAGAACATCCTCAAAGGCAGTAATATCCTCACAATCTGCATAATCCTTATCACTGATAAAATCGCTAATACTCCCCGTCGTCAGGATTTGCAGAGTTTCGTCAAAATTCTGGACATTCAGCAAAGCCTTGCCCGCATCTGTGATTTTATATTGAACTGCTCCAGAGATGATTATATTTTTGCCATCCTTCGTGGTCAGGCTTTGTGCCCTAAGGTCTTTAACCTGCACTGTAACCGTTAACTTGATGCACTCCTGTATTAACGGCCAGTAGAAGTACCAACCGGGGGATGTGGGATAGACGCGAGACCCTAAAGTAATACGCACGCCGGCCTCGTCAGGATTGACAAGCCAGATTCGTGGAACAAAGGAAAATAGACAGTCGATTAATTGCTGTAACCAACTCAAAATAGCACTATCCTTTGAAAGAAAAGTAGGTCTCTCTATATAGGGGGCAATTTACTATAGTATTTGGCAATATCCCTAAAAAATTTTCCAAAAAATTTGGGAATGGGGATGTTAGTTATAACGATTACAACGATTACAGGGATGTCTGGCCGGGGAAGGCCGTCTGCGTGTTCCCATTAGGGGGTTGGCGGACTTCCGGGTCCTACTTCTCGTGGGTGGCACGGGTGGGTAAAGGTAGGGAACACCGGCAAGGGCCTTGACGTCAATCCTAAGGGCCTAAAACAAATATGGGGATGTTTACCACTAACATAGTCAACTTATGGCCGTAGTCAATCGCTGGTTGGCTTAATCGGGATGTGGTGATGCGGTTAACGGTCCTATTTGGTGTGTCCGGGACTTCCACCGACAACAGCCCTGGAACGCACGTTCATTTTGTGCTGTTCTATACTGTTCCATATTTGTTCTATACTGTATAGAACACTTAACTCCTGCTCCCATAAGAACTTACCGTAGCTGTTCTATATGTTCTATACACTTTTGCTATACCGCTCCCTACACGCATATAAATATATACGCATATTCTATACAATACAGCATATACTCATATATATAGCATATCCTATACACTATTGACTTGCTTTTTATATAGAACATATAGAACAGTAGTCATAACCACCTATACCATCAGTACTTAAGTGTTCCATATTGCATTTTGCATATAGAACAGTAAACACCACTAATACTCACTTAACTCTTTATATCATAATTGTTTAAGTGTGTTCTATACAACTTGTCGCCTAAGCCCGGAGTATAGAACACTACAACTCCCACAATTAACACAACCAGTACAATCCTATTTGCACCACGACCTCTGCGAAATAACCAGCACTATCCTTATGACCAGCACAACTGTTACAGCCAGATAAGTCGTGGTGTGGCTATTTTCGGTTAAGGGCCTTCTACTATACCCTGTCCTTACAACCAGTACAACCAGTATAACCAGATAGTTTGCTTTCCGGGCATTTTTCACTTGACTTACCGACAGGATAATCTATACTATGTATATCAAGTCGGGCGTTCCGACTAACACTTATTAAGGAAATGAAAATGACAGACGAACAAGCTCTTAAAGTCGTAGTGGGTTATGGTAAACACGCAACACAAGACGAACAGGCCGATGCGTGGCAACACCTTGTCGATAATGGTGTTGTTTGGGAACTGGCACACTTTGTTCAAGAAGTTGCCAAAAAATTCGTAGCTGTTGGGTTGTGTCATAGATAACAGTTTTGACCAATATTTATTGAAAGGAATGAAAATGATAGAACCTATTGCACTACTCTTGATTTTCGTATTGTATGTTCGTATGTTCTATCGGAAACATTGTTGAAAGGGCTTAAAATGGAACGGGAAATATACGTATTGACTATACTGATTTATTTTCTGGTCCTTTGTTAAAAAAATACTTGACTTACCGGGAAACGTATGCTATACTGTATATAGCAAGTTGACTAACATTTATTGAAAGGAATGAACGATGATAGCAATAGAAAAAGCCGAATCACGATTTATTGCTCTAACAAAAGCACCAACACCGGTCAAGAACAGATTGAAAATATCGACGTTTCAACTACTCCACGATTGGCACCGGGTTAACATACTTTCAGATGACGAATATCTTGCAAAGTTAAACAAACATATAAGTTAACTAACATTTATTAGGGGATTGAAAAATGAATTATGATGGTTTTATTTATTGCTGTAAAAAGTGTCCGAATTGCAGTATCAGTTTCGACTATTGCTATAATGGCAAGTCTGGCAATGAATGTCCCGCATATCAATTAGAAAATAAGCCGGAGAACAAACCACCAAAAGATATTGCCAATATGTTGGAGGTAAAATAACAATGAATTACCAAAAGACGTATGATATATGGGTTAAAACCGGCAAGTGGAACGGCCCGAAAGTTTTGATTGATAGTGATATACCAAAAAATCGCTGTCAATACTGTGGTGGCTTACTTGTTAACGGTTATCAGCCCGGCCCGGACCACTGCTCCGACCATTGCCGTTATAATGCAGGATATTAGAAAAACTACTTGACTTGCCGACAAAGTGTGCTATACTATATATAGCAAGTTAACTGAATTTTATAAAAAGGAACGAAAATGAATGCAAACAAAAAACTCATTATTGCTATTAACGATGTTGCCCTTGCTGCCGAAAAAGCTGCTGCTGTTGCTGCTGCTGCCCTTGCTGCTGCTATTGCTGCCGGTGATGCTGCTGATGCTATTGCTAACAATTAGAAGATTGAACAATGATAAACTATCTGTTACATAGTGAATTTTTGGTTGCGATGTATATCGGAATAATTATCATAGTCTTTGTTGTGTGTTATTATAAAGGAAAAAACTAATGAATTGCTTAATCAGTAAAACTGGACGAATTGTCGAATGTATCGGCGTGGAGCATATACGCAAATGCCGGCAAGTGTTCAAACAGCCATTATCGAAATTCCTTAATGGTGGTGTTCGTATTAAGACCAATAGAGAAGTTTTTGCTATTGAACATTGTCGGCCCTTGACTACTGTTCAGCAGCGACTTGCTCGGCGGTTCCTGCGACAGGACGACTATTTTGTTTTGATACACAACAACAATACAGATTACAAGTTTACAAGACCATTTAGGAGCTTATCGATATGAAACGAACAGAATTATTACAACAGCTACGGGCTTATCACCAGTTAAAGACAAACGAACAAACGGTGTTCCCTGAAAAAACAAATGCTGTATTGGATTATGAAACTATTAAACAGGTGTTTCAAAAACGCTATGGACTTTCAGTTGCCCAAATATCAGATGTTGTGGTAAGAATGATAGTCGGCAAACGGACGTTTGTGAGCATAGCTGAATTGACAGAGTATCTTTTAACTCTGGAGAATACGAAATGAAAATCACTAATGCACATAAAATAGCTACTGAATTATCGACTAAAGCGATGGGCAAACTCTATAAATCGCTTGATGTTAACTTAACATTACAGGACGCAGACCCTGAAAGTTTATATGGCGGTTATCCGCACCCGGTTACAGGAGAAGTGTTGTCGGAGCAGTATCAGATACCGGCAATGCTTAATGACTTGTTTGGTGGTATTAAAAAAGCAGGGCCGATGTGTATTGATAAGTGGGGCGTTGTCTGGCCGAAAGGTAACGGTATTCCACTATATAAATATAACTACAAAGGTACAATGACTATTACATCAAAATTTATACTTGATGTCGGTTATCCGCCGCACCCGATTAAGGGCAAACTGTTGTGTGATGGAACGAAAGGCTTAGGTGTGACATTGCCAATGGCGTTAACTTTATGGGGAATTGATAAAGTCGCTGCTTTACCAATAGAAAGGGATTAAAAAAAGATTATGTTACTCAATAAAAAAGCGACAAAAGCATATATTCTTAAGCGTGTTAAAACACACCGGCCCGGCTGGGATTGCACCCGTGTTTCGCCTAAAGTGTTATTATTGCTCGACGCAAGGATAAAAAACTGGCTGGACAGGGGAGTACATCAACATCCGAGCCGGGGCAAAACTTTTTCGGAGATAATATGATGTTGAAAAACATTATCGGTCACGGGATGGAATGTGAAGTTTACGAAACTGAAAATCCAAACGTGGTGTTTAAGCTCTATTTTATAGAGCAATACGGCGAACAGAGGGAATATACTTTTGAAGATGTTCAGAGAATTGTCGATACCAATGCTTTTTTTGCAGAACAGGGCCTTGCTCCAGAAGTTTTGAGCGGTGTTATCGAAATTGATGGCCGATGCGGTTATTATGTCGAGCGTGTCACACCGGACGAATCTGTTTCACAAAACGAAATTGATATGCTTGTAGATGCCCTTGATATACATCAATCGCCTTGTATTCTTGAATTATTGTCCAATGTCGGCTGGACGAATGACGGGCGTTTGGTCCTTTTTGATTTTGGACGAATAACACTAATGCTGTTGGGCTTAAAATTAGTCTTGACAGCGTGAAACTAATATGATATAATGCAAAGGGAGAATGAAAATGACAAGCTATGAAGCAGTATCAATCGCAGAGGGTTTTGATGGTAGCGAAAATTTAACAGAAGCCAAACACATAGAAGCGTGGCAACATCTTATTGACACCGGGTTGGCGTGGAAACTGCAAGGCTGGTTCGGACGCAGGGCCAAAAACTTAATAGATGCTGGTATATGTCATAAATGAAGGGAGATAAAAAATGAGCGTGTGGAATGTAGAATATAAAAACGGCACGGATAGACAAGTTACTGGAGTAAATTCAAAAAGAGAAGCTATACAAGTGTCTAAGGAATTAAATCCCGAATTAGAGATTAAAAAAGTTTCGCAAAATACAGGAGATAGAAAATGAGAACTCAAACAGATGTTAAACAGTTAGTCGGTCGTATTGATGATGAGTATTACGTTTGCGATTATCTTTTTCGGAATGGTGAAGATTTCAAAGGGGCTGTTGCAACAGTTTTGATACCAGTATCGAAAGCCGAGTATGAACAACAAACAGACCCGGAAAATGTGACAGAGCTTTTCGAGGAAAATTGGCGAATGGCCGTTGAAGCAGGAGCAACAACTCAATCTCTTAAAGACTATGCTGAACAAGTTTTAGCTTTTGACGGTGACGAAGCCGTTTTTGATTTTAGCGGATATGAGTATTGGGATTTAATTAGAGAAGCGGAACCGGAATTGACCGAAGAAGATTATCCTGTTTTTCAGTGTAGTGGTGGTGGACGCAGTTTTTCGCCCGAAATGAAGTTTGACAAGGTATATAACAAAAAACTGTGGCAACAGATAAGAGAGATTGAAAGTTAAGAATAGGAGATGGAAAATGACGAATGAAATGGCTAAATACTTATCATTTTCACAACGATACAAACAGGTTAATCTTGATAATGAGATATTTCCTAATGATGGAATACCTCGAACATTTTTACTATTAACTCCAGCAGAGATTAAAAAGCTCAATAAATTAACAGATGGGCGGGTTAAACTATTTGATACAAAGTACCGCCCTAAAGGTTATGCTGGTTACGAATAATATGGTTTATTGTTTAGGAGATAGAAAATGAGAATGTGGGATTATTGTTTACAATGTAAAAAATTTGATGATGGCGAATACACTGATAGACCGTGTTCTGGCTATCCGTATGACTATCAAGTCGATGGAAATGAGTTACCCTGCGAAAATTATGAAAGGATAGAAAATGAGGAATAAATTATTGATGTATCAAGGCGGTTGTTATCCGGGAAATTTTTGGGAGTGGAATTGGTGTTGCTGGAGTCAAAATGGTGTGTGGCACAACCTCTTTTCGAGCGGTGCAGACGGAGTTACTAATGAAAGAGAAGCTCTGGAATTAGCCGAAACATCAGAAAAAAGTGCCGAGCTAATTGACCTAACTAATGACGAACAGATAAAGCAATTTCAGAAAAATTACAATGTTTATATCGTTTTGGCTATTGCCCGTTGTTTGAACACTGAGCTTGATTATGAGCTTGAGTTGTTCTGCTTTGGTTGTGGTTGTAAATTTATCGTGGATGAGTATACTCCCTGTAGTGAGGACGATATTTATTGCGACGAATGTTACAACATAGGATTTTGTTCGTGCTGTGAGGAGTTTGTTGGTGAGGACCAGATAATACACATTGATGATAAGGCCATAATCGAGTATTTAGGTTATGACTTTGCCTGTGAAGATTGCTATGAACACGCCAAAGAGCAAATCCATCAAGAAGATTTGAAAGTTTTGTATTTTGAATCGTGGCTTACCGGGAAACCGGATATGTTTAGTGACGAATTAAGGGAGATATGGGAATGACCAAACTACAATTATTGACAACATTGTCTAATAATGTAAGATTGTATAAGGATAATCAGGCTTTACGAAAGGGCAAAGAGTTGTTAGTCGAGTTTAATTCTCCGAACCCGGTTGAGTTTATATTCGAATCATTCTACACATTAGCGTTTAACGTCTTTTTTGGTAAACAATACAAAAGGAACCATATATTAAAAGGAGATAGAAAATGACTGATTGGATTAAGTGCCCGTTTTGCAGTAATTTTATAGCTCACAAAGAACAAGATAATGGGACAGGTGAAATTTTGTATAGCTCGTTTGATTGGATTAAGTGCCCACTCTGTGGTAGTGTGGCCCATACTGAAAGAGATACTAAAACAGGAGAAATTTTGTCTGAGTGTAGTCGCTGTAATTGGTACGGCCAAAGTGCAAGTAGAATGAGAATGATGAATGTTAACTTGCTCGTATCAGAATACGAATGGACGTGCCCTATTTGTAACCGACTAAACAAAGAGATTGAAGTTACAGAGGTAGTCGTGTGTGGAAACTGTAAAACTGCTCTTGCTGTTAATCCATAACACGCATATTAAAAGGAGATAGAAAATGATAAAAATCATTGGTGAAATTCGAGAAGGTTTGGTCAACGAAACAATCGAGGGTTGTGTGCGACTTTATGATGCCGACCAATATCCTGTAATTGAACTTTACGGTATTCCGGGTCTGGACGATAATCAATTAGCGGTATTAGCAACAGAACTAAAAAATTTGTGGAACGGTAGAGTAAAAAGTTAGGAGACTAAAATGAATCGGCTACAAGCATTTGGAAACAGATTGTGGGGCGTATCAATAGGGTGGCTTACGGCAAGTATTTTTATAGATAAACCTCAATGGGTTACAGTTTTAATTATAATTGTTTTCGCTTATTTTTTGATATTCGGAGACACACATTTTAGGGGTAAAAAATGAAAAAACCACTTGAATCGGAAATGTCGAAACTAATTGATGAGCTTTTTGGTTTAGTTGATATTACGATTAGCGATTTGGATAGGCATAATTGTTTTAATGTTGAGCATTACAATCGACTTCGGAATAAACTATTCAAGGATTATAAGGAGACTTAAAATGTCGTACTATAAACTAACAAATCAAAAAATGCAGACTTTTCGTGGATTCCAATGGACGCTCGGCAAATGGGTTAAGACAGATGGTAAACATAAACGACTTTGTAATAACAGTTGGCTACATTGTTATAGTCATCCTTTGCTTGCTGTATTATTTAACCCGATACACGCCACTATCGTAAATCCTCGGATGTTCCGGGTTAATGTCCGGGGTAAAAAGCTGTCTGGTGGTGGAACTAAATTCGGCTTTACTCAAATGAGATTGGTCGAGGAAATTTCTCCACCAGAGATTACCACAAATCAACGGATAGCGTTTGGTATTCTATGTGTTAAACAAATCTACAAAGACAAAAAATGGAATGAATGGGCAGATAATTGGTTATCGGGAAAAGACAGAAGCTATGGTACTGCTAATGTTACTCTTGCTGCTATTAACACTGATTATGCTGCTGCCGTTACTGTTGCTACTGATGCTGCCGATGTTACTTTTGCTGCTGCTGATGCCGTCGATGCTACTGCTAATGACCCTTATCCTTATGCCACTTCTGCTGCTGCTAATTGTAGGATAAATAACAGACGGCTTATCGCCCTTGCTAAACAGGCTCTATACAAGCCATAACCGGCACAATCTGTAACAAAAAGTTCGTTGATTGTAATAACTGTAAAGGTTATAATGATTAAAAAAAAAGAAAATCATAGTAAATTGCCCTCTATACGGAGGACGTTATTTTTTGTAGGAGTTATCAAATATAATGAAAACTTGTACCAAATGTAAAAAAGAGTTCCCGGCTACTCCTGAATATTTTCATCGACACAAAAGTAATAAGGATGGTTTTCAATATTTGTGTAAAAAATGTCAAGATGAACAGAGTAAAGAGTATCAAAAATCTCCTAAAGGTAAAATTGGTTGTGCAAATAGACAACTCAAATATACATACGGTATAACTATTGAAGATAAATTGTGGTTGTTTGTAAAACAAAAAGGTCGTTGTGCTATTTGTAATAAGGAATTTATAATTAGCAGGGCCTTTATTGACCACAATCACGAAACTGGAAAAATCAGAGGTTTGCTTTGCTGTAAATGCAATGTCGCTTTAGCTGCGATAGAAAACGCAGAATATCACAAAGAAGCGATTAAATACCTAAAAAAGAACGGAGTTGTTAGATAATGAACCTAAAAAATTGGACAACCATATACAAACTCTGGACTGCGAAACTTACCGCTAAAGAAATTGCAAAAAAAACTGGACAATCAACAGCAAATGTTAATAGAGTATTAGAATTGTTAAAGAAAAAATTTCCATCTTTATTTCCGTCAACTCCAATCTCAACAGTTTCATTTGATGAGAAACGGGACTCAGATAAAATAATTTATAAATTTTAGTAGGCCGATGTGCTGTGAACACGACTTCAAATAAAACAATCTTATAAAGCAAGCGACGATTCACAGCCCGGCCTTTTCAAAGGAGATTTAAAATGCCGTATATTAAAGAGTATCAAAGAGAATTGGTAATGCAATGTCTATCATCAGATATAGTTGGCATAATTCCTGCTTTAACACCCGGTGAATTAAATTTTCTTTTAACCCATATCGTACACAAATACGTCACTAATAAAGTCCTCGTAAACTATGCACTTCTCAATCAGGTAATCGGTGTTCTCGAATGTGTGAAAGCATCCTTTGTTGAGACGGTGCTGTTGCCCTACGAGCGAGAGAAAATGCGAGAAAATGGCCCGATAAGTGGATTAGATAAGGGGAATTAAAATGAAGATAACATCAGCACCAGTTATGGTTAATATCCAATTAGAAACACAAGATGAAATCAATGAGTTGTTTGTGTTTACATATCACGCGAATCTCGGAGACGCATCTCCGCTTATCCGAACACTTTATAAAGCTCTAACGACTAAATGTAGTATTGATAATGAAAAATACTGGAAACTAATGCGTTTTCTTAATGAACAGGAGAGTTAAGATGAAAATAGAGACATACGAACCTTGTACCAGTTCAGAAGAAGTTCTCAAAGTAATGCTAATACCAACTACAGTGACAGGAAGAACGGGCGTTGATTTAGTTGTAGTTAATGAAAAGGGCAAAACAATAAGTAGTGGTTTTTTGTTAAATTTGAGTTCTAACGGTGTCTATCTGTATAGCAGTATTAACCAATTTTTTGGATTACCACTTGACGAAATTAGTCGAGTTGATATAGTGGAGATTTAGAATGAGAAAAGTAAAATTGCACGGAGATAAAAAAAATATACCCATTCGTATTGAATGTCAGACACGGGGTAATGGGGCATGTGTTTACACAGTTGATGAATCTGGTGATAGACCCACAGATGGAACATTGTTGAATATAGATGAACACGGAGTTTGGCTTTTACCACATTTTTCATTAGATTTGGGCATCGAAACAGACGAATTTGGTTATGTTAAAGTACGAAAGAAGGGTTAAAGATGAAAATAGAAATATACGAACCTTGTACCAGTCCGAAAGAAGTCCTTAAAGTGACACTAATACCAAATACAGTAATGGAAAGAACAGGTGTAGATTTAGTTGTAGTTAATGAAAAGGGCAAAACAATAAGTAGTGGTTTTTTGTTAAATTTGAGTTCTAACGGTGTCTATCTGTATAGTAATGTTAATCGATTTTTTAATTTGCCACTTGACAAAGACACTCAAGTCGCTATAGTGGAGGTTTAAAATGAGAAAAGTAAAATTATATAAAGATAAAGAAAACGTACCTATTCGTATTGAGTGTCAAACACGGAACGATGGAGTAGTTATTTATGTGGTTGATGAATCTGGTGATAGACAAGTAGCGGGAGCAATATTACGTATAGATGAACACGGTATTATGCTCGCACCACATTTTTCATTAGATTTGGGTATCGAAACAGATATTTACGGATTTGTTAAAGTACGAAAGGATAGTTAAAATGGACGTAGAAAAAAAACAATATGGACATCCAGGATTTTATAAATTGCTCGAACAAATGGCTGATTTACATTCTCGTAAGAATCACGATTATGCTGGAACATCAAATCCACTGAAAAATCTTCGAGCTTCTGAACGAATTGATATTTCACCATTTATAGCTGTGATTATTAGGCTTCAAGATAAATGGAGTCGGCTTGAAGAATTTGTTAAGAGTGGAACATTGCTCGTTAAGGGTGAATCGGTTGTAGATACGCTATTAGATAATGCGGTCTATAGCCTCTTAGCAATTCTTCTTTATGAAGAAGAAACTAAAAAGGAGAAATCAAAATGAAAGTTTATATCTCATGCCCGATTAGAGGTTTACAGGTGACACCGGAGACTTATGGTACACCAGAAGCCACTAAAATAGTACAAGAAAACTGTCAAAAAGCAACAGTGTTTGTTAATAAACTTCGAGAACGGTTTCCAGATATTGAGTTTCATAATCCAGCAGCCTGGGATTTAGAAGTTTTTATATCGGTTGCTTTTCAACTTAAATATCTTACTGAAAAACAAATTTTAGCCGTTGATTGTGAAATAATTGAAACTTCTGATTTGGTTATCTTTTTCAATTACGAAGGTACATTTAGTCGTGGTATGCAAATTGAACGAGACTATGCTGTTGACCACGATAAACGGTATATTATCTGGAAGGATGCTAATAATGGGTTGTTTGATGAGATAGAATTTATTAAAGGATTATTAGATGGCAAATAAACGACCACATCCTAAACGAGCTATTGTAGATTTTGATGGCACTATCTGTGGGATGGCATTTCCCGATTCTGGACCACCAGAGCTACACGTTAAAGAAGGACTCCAAATGCTTCGTGATGCTGGTTTTGAAATAGTGATTCATTCTGTTAGTATAAATCGTAATTGGGGTTGTGAAAGTCGTTGGCATCATACTCGTAGAATTGTGGATTACATGCTAAAATACAATTTACCATACGATAGAATTGAATTAAAATGTGATAAACCATTTGCTGCTGTCTATATAGATGATAGGGGAGTTGGACATCACGGGGATTGGTTGAAAACTGCTAAAGAAGCTATTGAAAGGGGATTAAAATGATAATAACACACATATCAAAAAAGGTCGAAACAACAGAGGTTCAAATTATATTAGAAACACAAGATGAAATTGACCGATTATTTACGTTTGCAAATTATATACCGTTTAGCGATAATTTTCCGCTATTAAAAGCCTTTTATAATGATTTAAAGGTTGTAAGAAGTAGACATTATGTAGCATATTGGGACAAACTAACGGATATATTTAGTTCACATAGGAGTTAAAATGTCGAGAATACTTGTAATTTCAGACCTTCACGAACCATCTTCTCGCAAAGGTGCATTGGATTTTTGTCGAGATTTGAGACGAAAGTATAAGACCAACCACACAATTTTTATTGGAGACCTTTGTGATTGGCACAGCATAAGTTTTCACGCCCACCATCCAGAAATGCCCGGCCCAAAGGATGAATTTGAGATAGCTTATGAAGCCATACAAAAATGGAATAAGGCTTTTCCAGAAGCAGATGTGGTACTTGGTAACCACGACCGGCGTGTAATTCGTCTTGCCGAAAGTGTCAACATACCTGCTCGGTTTTTACGAGATTATAAAGATATTTGGCACACACCAAAATGGCATTGGGCTGATGATTTTATATATGATGATGTCTATTATTCTCACGGTGACGGCTGCGGTTCAGGGATGTATCCTGCTTTTAATCTTGTTCGTAAAATGGGATTAAGTTGTGTTGTAGGCCATCATCATAGTGCTGGTGGGGTTAAATGGCTCGTAAATCCATTACGGCGAATGTTTGGCCTTGATACTGGCTGTTTAGTAAATGACAAGGCAATGGCTTTTGCTTATGGATTTCGTATTAAAATTCGTTCTGTTCTTTCTGCTGCTGTAGTAATTGACGGAACACCCCACCACGAGATAATGCCAATAGGAAAAGGGGAAAAGTTCTATGACAAAAAATTCAAGTAATGGGAAAAGGCGAGCCTTATTATGATGGGAATTTTGAATGACGGCTAAAAAGAAACCAAACAGGCGAGAACGTAAACAGGCAAAACGTAAATTGCAGAAAGGTTTAACAGAAACACCAAGAAAAGGTTTCAAATTTAGGGGAAAATAAAATGGCAAAGAAACCAAAGAGTTTAACAGTAGATGATTATAGTTCTGATGAATTAGTGCGGGTTCTTATTGACAGATACGAGGAACAATTAGAACATTGTAGAGCACAACAGGTTGGAATAGGTACCAAAGTGAACATTATAAATGAAATTTCGGATGCACTATGTGCTTTAGGAGATTTATGAAATGGTATATAAAACTTTTTTGGTTGTTTGCTTAGTCTGTATAATCACATTGGTTTTTATTGGTTTACTGTGTTACTCTGGTTGCCAATTCTCACCGAGTGCTCCACACAACCCACTCCCACCTCTACCTCAGCAACACCTGTGGACTGCTATAAGCGGAACGAATTGGCTTGTTACCATCTCTATTCTTGGCGTAGCTGTTGGATTTTTTGCTTTCTTAAATGGTAGCAAGATGGGGTTACCTTTTATCGGGGCCTGTGGTGTAGCTCTATTTATGTCATTAGCCGTCATTCGATTTGCTACCTGGATAGCTGTTTTGGGATTATTGGGTTCTGTTGCCGCGATTGTACTAAGTATCGTGGTTAAAAAGAAAGCTCTCCGGGAAATAATTATAGGGGTTGAAAATGTTAAAAGATTTAAATTCAATTCAAATGAAAAAGCATCAGTAAATCGTTTAATGGGTGAACCCCAATCAAAAATAACCGAAAAAGTTGTACAAGATATAAAATCAACTCTCAAAGCCAAAAAGGAAATCTAATGCGATTATTAAATAGAGTCCGCGACAATTCAGAAATTTTAGTACAAACAGGTCTGGCCCGTTGGAAATTTTCTATTCCACTTAGTATTGACTGGTGGTCTTGTGAAAGTATCCATTCTGCTGAATTACCAGACCTCACAAACAAATTTAGAGAAGTTACTATAAACCTTTTGTGTTTCTATTTTACTATAGAATACACAACAACATCTTAATTGGGGAAATGATATGTTATTAGCCTGGATAATTTTAGGTATAGCATGTGGTGTCGGCCTTTATGACCTGGGCCTCTGGGTTGCTGGAGCACCAACAGTGTCAAAACAGGTCCAAGATTTTACATCCCGATGGGTAGATGTGGTTATTACTATTGGACTCGGTATTTTTGTCTGGTATATTGGGGGTGTTGTTGCTTTCGACCTTGTTCTGATTGGTTATTTAATCAGACACTTTTTTGGAGAAGGCAGATAATGTCAAATTGTGGTAAAGGTGATAGAAACCGGACATCCGACCATCAACGGTATCGAAAAAATTATATAAATATTTTTGGTAATAGGTGTCCGTTATGTCAGGGCACGGGTATTAGAAAACGGTCATATAAAGGGCATATAGAAACTGGAATATGTTCGGCATGTAAAGGAACTGGTTTAACTAAATTGGAGATAAACAATAAAAAAGAAACTAACAATATGGGTTTGTGAAGATGATGAATCTCTTTGGGAATATCAAAAAGAAACTCTAAAAGAATTTTTTCCCAAAGCATCAACGAAATTTTTTCTTAATGCTGGTTATGCTGCACAAGCTACTGGTAATCCTGATTTTATACTTATAGATGTTGGTGGTCTAATGGGTTTGGGTTGTGATATAGTTTCTTTAACCAGATGTAATATAGAAGGTTTATCAGATTTACATCCAGGAGCTATTTTTATAATAAACTCTGCTATCGGAATACTCGCTAAAGATGTTTATGACGAATTAAAGTCAGGATGTAAAGCCATATCAAGATGGACTGATGGGTGTAACATGGATGAGGGTATTCGTACCATTATAGAAGAATACATATAAAAAATACAAAGGGGCAAAAATGAAAACCAAAGTAAAAGAATTGCGTAGTTTGATGTTTCAAGTAGCAGATATGTATGGACGTTCTACTGCGAAAGGTCAGAAAATTGTTTCTTATCTGTCATTTTTAACTCGTCAAGGAAGTTTTGTACTTGATAAATTTATGATAAACAATCGCAGTGCTTCCAATGATAAATGGCTTATTGTGAATGACATCATTAAGTGTATCCTCTACTGGTTCCACCAAATGCGAGCACTTAAAACCGGACCAAAATATGATGAAGCCGAAGTCAAATTTGAATATGGTCGCAAGCAAATAAATGCAATATTCGCAACTGGATTAAACAATCTTTCTGTAATTGGTCAGCCGAACAAAGGTTATACATTAAGGAAAAAGATATAATGAATTTGCCTGATAGCTGGCCTACAAAATTGATGGTGGTCGATTTTGAGACATACTTTGATAAGGAATATAATTTAAAGAAGATGTCGATTATCGAGTATATTACAGATAAACGATTTGAATCTATTTGTGTAGGTTATATGATAGCGACACCTGATGCGATAACAATTCCACCCTCAGTATATCTTGATGTCGATGATTGGATTCGTTCCTACAAACAACTATATGGTAAAAATTTTGAGAACGTAACCATTATAGTCAAGAATAGTAAATTCGATATTAGCATCTTAACAGAACGATATGATATCTTTCCACCTTATGTTATCGACATCGAGGACCTCAGCCGGATATGGGATGCCCAAATGAAACATAGTCTAAAGAAATTGGCTGAGTTATTTAAGCTCCCACCTAAAGGTGACACAATGCAATTCGAGGGATTGCACGCTAAAGATTTTACACCTGAACAACAAGAGGCGATGATAGAATACAATAAACGTGATATTGAAGATGAATGGCAGTTATTTGAAATTTTATTACCGAAAAAAGAATGTTATAAATCCGAATTGGAACTGGCAAAACACACCCTGGATATTTATCTTAAAAAAGAAGTCCGGCTTAATATCCCGGCAGCTAAAAAACTTATGGCTAAAATGGAACAGGAGAGACAAGATGTTACCGAAAATCTTGGATATACCATTCCTGAACTTTCTGGTAACATATCATTTTTGAAGATTCTCAAAGCTGCTTTACCGAAAGGTGAACGCGTTCCAATGAAACAAGGTAAACGGGGTGCTATTCCGGCGTTTGCAAAGACTGACCAGGGTATGCAAAATCTTCTAACTCATAAAGACGAAATTATACGTAAGCTCGCACATGCTCGACAAGCCGTTAAATCGTGGCCGCTCCATATCAAGCGTGTTCAGAAACTCATCAATCAGGCTCAGTGTAAGGATGGTCGATTAGGCTTACCTCTTAAATTCAATGGTGGGCACACGGGGCGGTTTTCGGGTACTGGTGGTATTAATCCTCAGAATTTCGGTGGTAAGGGTCGTGGTAAGCCCATACACCCTTATATAGCTGCTGTCAGGGGGCTTATTGAACCACCACCAGGCCACAAGTTCTGTGTATCAGATTCAGCACAGATAGAGGCACGGGTTTTAGCCTGGCTTGCCGGAGAGGACGACCTTCTTACTGATTTTGTTCTTGGTAAGGATATTTATAGCAAGTTTGCATCCGTCCTGTTTGGTCATAGAATATGGAAACCAAAAGGGAATGAACCAAAATTCATAAAAAATAAAATATCTATAGAAAGGGGATTCGGAAAGGATGCAATTCTTGGATGTGGATATGGAATGGGTGCGTTAACCTTTTATAGACGATGCCGTGAAAATGATAATCTTCGCCCATTTTTTGATTCGGGTAAATTTGATTTTGATTTTGTCAAAAAACTAATCAACACATATCGACGTACATATTTTAAAATCCCTAAATTTTGGACAGATATTGAGAAAGCCTTTAGGTGGGTCATTAAATATCCATCAGAAATAGTTAGTATATCTAATGATAGAATAACATTCTATCGGCAAGGGACATCTGTATTTATGGTTCTACCATCAGGCAGAGAAATGCAATACCGAAATGTGATAGTCAAGATTGATAAAGGATTGGCATATCGCTGGAACAAAAATATATGGGGCGGTTTTCTTACAGAAAATGTAGTACAGGCCATATCAAGAGACCTACTCGCCCATTGGATTTTGGAAATAGAAAAACAATACCGGGTTGTTTTATCATCACATGATGATGTTGTAAGTATCGTTCCCGATTTAGCGGCTGATGTAGCGACAAAACGCGTGACTCACATTATGCGTACTAAACCGGATTGGGCATTGGGATTACCCCTTGATACAGAGACACAGATTATGGAGAGGTATGGGAAATAAGTTATCACAAGATAGAAAGGTGGAAAAATGAAGATTTTGTATAAAGCATTTAATTTTAGAACTGCAACCCTCAATCTAATTACACAGGCAAATGATATTATTACGGAATATTTCGCGGAAGATTATAAATTAACTTTAAGGCAATTATATTATCAATTCGTAGCAAGGGGAATCATTCTCAATAAGGAAAAAGAGTACAAACGGCTTGGCGGTGTTATTAATGATGGCAGACTTGCTGGGACAATAGATTGGGATGCTATTGTAGATAGAACCCGTAAAATACAAATTAATTCTCATTGGGACGAACCATCAGAAATAATCCAATCGGCAGCAAATTCCTATGCCATAGACACAAGAGCAACACAGGATAATTATGTTGAAGTATGGGTTGAAAAAGAAGCATTGGCTGGTATATTGGCTCGTGTTTGCGAACCACTTGATGTTCCTTATTTTAGCTGCAAAGGTTATACAAGTCAATCGGCAATGTGGAGAGCGGCTTGCCGGATTGAAAACAAATTGCAATCTCAATTCCACAAAAAGGCAACAATCTTGCATTTGGGTGACCATGACCCTTCGGGTATTGATATGACTAATGATATTGATAAGCGGCTTAATGAAGTATTTGGGGTTGACACTAAAATCAAAAGAATCGCCCTTACGATGAATCAAATCGGGGAATATGAACCACCGCCAAATCCAGCTAAAATTACTGATAGCCGTTACCATTCCTATGCGGCTCTGTATGGAGAGGACTCCTGGGAATTGGACGCATTAGACCCACGAACAATAAATGACCTTATTACAAAAGAAATTAAGGCTTTGACTGATTTAGCAAAGCAACGGATTTTAGTAAATAAACAAGAAAAACAGCGTGAAAAACTTCAATCGATAGCAGATAATTTTGACAAATTGCATTTTTGAAAGCAAGAAATGAAAAAAAGACCTAAACGAAAAATATATGAAGATTATGCGGATACGATAATTCGTCTTAGACAAGGTAAAAAACCTAAGCGAAGTCGAGCTAAGGACGGCAGCATCCCTACTCATCCTGTTATTCCCGTACCGATTTTGCCGGAATCAGATGTTCTCGAACTTTGTGTAAGATGGTTTAAGAAAAAACACATCTACATGCGTAGACATGATGTGGGTGCAGGAGATTTCGGATATGGTTATGCTACTTATGGAATTATGGGTGCTGGTGATTTGATTGGTCTACTTCCAAACGGTATTCACCTGGAAATCGAGTGCAAAAGAGGAAAAGGCGGCAGATTATCAGAAGTTCAACAAAAACATAGGCAGAGAATAATCGATAACAATGGAATATATCTCATAATTCATGGGGATGAAGAACTCGAATATCTATTAAAGGGAATTGTATAATGATTAAGTTATCAGCAAGTTCAATACGAGCATTTAAATCCTGTCCGCGTAGATTCCTGTATAATTACATTTATGGTTTACATAGGATAGAAGAAACTGAATCATTGCGAATAGGCTCAAACTGGCACAAACTTCTTGAAATTCTATCCTGGGAACCGGGTGGAGAATGTCCAGAATGTAAAGATAAAGACCTGTTTCAATGTCCAGTCTGTGATATGAACGGGGGTGTCCTGCCAGATACCCACCTCGACATGGTTAGAAATTATCTCGATTACGTTTATAATACTGCTCCGGTTAATAAAGAACCAGAAGATGTTGAGGTTGAACGCAATAGATTACTCTTTTCCTTAATGGGTTATATAGAATATTTTAGTGAAGATGAAAAAAATTATGAAACTGTAGCTACTGAGATAAAATTCAAACTTCCACTTTTCGATAATGGCAAACCCATACCTGGAGTTGTAATCGTGGGTAAAATAGATAGAATATTTAAAGATAAAGCCGGTGGTTTTTATTGTATTATGGAACATAAATCAACTGGTAGTTCGATTGATTCAGATTCAACTTATTGGGGAAATTTAACGCTCGATGTTCAAACTTTAATCTATCTGTGTGCTGCTAATCGACTGGCATCAATGGGTAGGATACCGGGGGTTCCAAAGGGCACAGTATTCAAGACACTTTATAATGTTTGGCATAAGCCGCGTACTGCTCCAAAGAATCTTACTCAGCGTGATAGTAAAAATTTTGTGGAAACCGGGGAATATTATGGTCAAAAATTTAATGTTACAGGTCCTGGTGTAGACGTACCATCAGAAGAACGCGATGTTTATGTTAATGGCACTCCTGTTGAGTATACATCGGGTAGAAAAGACGGCACATTCGCCATTAAGGAAAGTCCCGCTATGTATGGGGTAAGATTACTGACTGATATTCAACAGAATCCAGGAAACCATTTTGCTCGTAAAATTATACCACGTACACAGGATGATATTGATGGGTTTGAACAAGAATTGGTCAACATAGCCAAAACCATAAAATATATGCGTGATAATGATTTGTGTTTTGGAAATGGTGACCAATGTGAAGCTACTTTCAAATGTGAATATCTGGATTATTGTTATGCACGGCGTATAATTTTATCAGATGAAATTCCAGAAGGTTTCAAAAGAAAATATGGTTAAATTAGATTTAATAGTAATAAGTTGGTTGATAACTAAACTGATTATCGATGCGTTTGCTCTTGTCTATATTATCTGGAGATTAAAATGATTACTTTTCTCATTGTGTTAGCTGTTTGTGCCCTCATAAGCATTGCGTATGCTGTTTATATAAATAACATCTGGAGACTAAAATGATTACTGTTCTCGCTATATTTGCTATTTATGTTTTCGTGGTTTTTATTATCATTCTTTGTGCGTTTGGAGATTAAAATGATTGTTTTTCTCGCTATAGTAGCTGCTATTTGTGTTATTATAATTGTTGAACTTCTTTTTTAAGATAAATATCCAGAATATGTTTAGCCGGTTTCAATTTGGAGATTGAAATGATTGTCGTTTTTGACATATTGGCTTCTATCTGTATCGTCATTGGTTTAGCTTTTGTTACAAAATTTCCTAAAGCCTGGTTAATATATACTGTGGGCTGTGTCTTTCAGGTCATAGCATGTGGTTACAAGGGGCTTTTTGGATTAACGATAATGGGAATAATTTTATTAGTAATTGGTATCAAGAATTATTGGAGACTAAAATGAAAAAGAAAAAAGTTCATTTTTCACTTGATTATGGTAGAACTTCACGTGTTGCCTGTGGTGCAGATTGTTTTTTTGATTTTTTGGTTGGACTTAAAGTTACAAATAACAGAAAAAAAGTAACCTGTAAAAGTTGTAGAGTCACAAGAATATTTAGGAGACTAAAATGAAAAAACCGGCACGAGCACAAGGACAAATTCTCTATCCGATTGAGGATTGGGATGGTAGACAAGAAGGTGAAAAAATCCTTCTTTATGGTGAATCTGGTATGGGCAAAACTACATTGGCAGCTTTACGAGAAGATGTAGTTTTTATCGGCATTGATGATGGTGGTAGAAAACTACGTCATCCGGTTACCAATGAACCGCTAAAGCGAATAGGAAGTGATGTTACAACATTCCAGGAAGTGCTTGGTATATTGGACTATCTGGCTATTTCTAAAGATATTCCCAAAGCGATTGTTGTCGATACCGTAACAAAATTGCAAGATTTGGCTGAACCCTGGATATTTAAAACTACTGCTGGTCCTAAAAATTCTCTGGTTAAAAACTTAGAAGGATATGGTTACAATAAAGGTTATAGACATCTTTATGACGCTATGCGACTAATACTCGGAAGCTGTGATAAATTGATAAGACGTGGAATGGATGTTATCTTAATCGCCCAATCAATTTCTACGAAAGTTGCCAATTCATCTGGTGAAGATTATTTAAAGGATATTCCGCATCTTTATGCCGGGAAACCCAGCATCGCGACTTTGTATGTAGAATGGGCTGACCACGTAGTTAAAATTGATTATCTCAATACCTTTGTGAAAGGTGAAAAGAAAACGGGTAGTACAGAACGTGCCCTCTTTATCCGACCACAAGTTTACTATACTGCTAAATCCCGTACACTTGACGCTGAGGTAATCTCATTCGCAACCAAAAAAGATAATAGTTTTTGGGAGTTGTTAGATGAAACTCGTTGAACAAATAACAGAACTATTTAAAGAAATTGGATTGGACCCAAATTTGGTTCAGATAACCCAACCTCATTGGCATGACGAATATGTTCTTATGTCACATGTAATGGCTTCACGCACAGTTTTCGTTAATGCAACTCGTCAACATATTTTATTAGTTGTGGCGTTATTACTTAAAGATGAAATACACTTATGTACCGAACAATTTAACAAAGTTAAGAATAAAATATTGGAGTTAGAAGATGCTGAAATTGAAGGATGATAAGAAACCGGGTCGTAATGAGCCATGCCCATGTGGGTCCGGTCTCAAACATAAATTCTGTCATGGGGATTTTCTTAAACAAGAAGTGTGTAATCGGGTAGCAAATGAAACAATGGTTAGATTAATTTATGATGAAAAGATTAAAAAAGGACTCATCTGTCAACATGGAGTGTCTAAAAATAAATTTTGTAAAGACTGTAAAGTAGGAGATTAAAAATGTCACAATTTCAAGTAAACTTTGTGATTAAAAATTGGGTAACTATTGTAGTAGATGCAGATAATAAAGAAACTGCAAGGGAAAAAGCAAAAACGAAATTTGATAAGTTGCACAATAGTAAAAATCAAATGGGTTGTATAGATGGCAAAAGTGTATGCTTGGGTTGTTTGAATGAATCCGAAATAGACGTTGATTAAAGGAGATTAAAAATGTTAATTTTTGAACAAGGGGAAAAATTATGAGTATGCGAACTCTTGAACGGGCTGTCTTGGCAGAGGCTAAAAAAGTAACTGGTAATGAGAAGCTCAGAATGAAAGACATACAGGAATGGACTACTGGAGAAATCGAAGTACAACCTGACGAAAAAGAATACTACTTGCCAGAATTGCGAATAAGAATTGCGGTGAAAAAATAATTAACAAAAATTAATTTTAGGAGATTAAAAATGTTAGTAGATGAAACTGGAACGTATCGTGGTTACGCGAGTGATTGGGGAATCAGCACTTCATCTGGTGGTTTTCCTCAATTTGTCGTACAATTAGTTGTAGAAGAAGTGTGGGATTTTGATGAGAAAGTATGGGTTAGTTTGGCCGGTGGTGAGGATGCTCCTGCGATTACGGCATATCTAATTCTGTTTGGTAAAACAAACAAGCCCACTTTCAATGTTGCCCAGCTTAAAAAGGCGTTTGGCTGGAATGGTGCATCTCTCTTTGAATTATCAAACGGAGATTATCAGGGTGTTAAAGTACAGTTTAGAGTTGAAGAAAACACATACAATGATAACACAAGTTTACAGGTTAATTGGATTGACGAAGCTGATGCTACACCTGGTCGTAGTGTGAATAAATTGAATGATATTGACCTCAAACGACTTGATGCTCAGTATTCTCAATTCCTGGATAAGGTTGTAACACCAGTTAAAGCAGCTACTAAGCCAAAGCCAGTAACTAAGCCGGCAGTTAAGCCAGTGACTAAGCCAGTTAATCTAATGCCTAAGCCAGCAGCTAAACCAGTCAAACCAGCGACTAAGCCAGCAAAAATCAGTAGTTGTACCGAGGAAAAAGCCTGGGAAGTAGTTTGTATGACTAAAAAAGATGGATTGAGCGATGATGACCTCGGTAATATATGGTTAGATACAATCACAGAAGTTGCTGGTGAAGTACCTGATGATAAAATTACCCCGGAACAATGGGCTATTATTGCTGAAAAATGTCAGGATAAAACTGCAATACTCTAAGGGCTGATATGAATATTCCAGAATTATATGAAGTCTATAAAACGAATGTTTTTCCAGCTATGCTGGATGACTTAGCGAATAGTCTCGGTCTCTCAGCTTCTACTATCGCAAAATTGGGCATCGGATTTAATCCCGATGCCCAATCTTGGATTTTCCCTGAACGTGATGCCAAAGGTAATGTTATTGGTCTTTTACAGCGACATCAAGATGGTTCAAAATTAATGATAAAGAGTTCCAAACGCGGTCTAACTTATGTTGTAAATCAGGATTATAATCAGGGAAAAACTCAATTTTATCCGGGTAAACATCATTGGGTTCGTACTACTCAGAAATTGCCGTGTCCAATTTGTGGTAGAATTAAATGGTGTCTGGTATCCTCTATTGACATTTATAATCCACCGGCTGTTATCTGTACAAAAATTAGTAAGGGGTCGGTTAAACATTTTCCTGATTGCGGATATTTACATGTTCTCGATGCTGACCGCAATATAAATGATAGTCCTGCTCATATTCTTGAATCTTCTAAAAATCCCGTAATCATAGTAGAAGGTCAAACAGACGTCCTGGCTGCAATGGAATTAGGGTTTGTAGCCGTTGGTAGACCATCTGCTTTGGGTAAAACAGACCTTCTTCCAGGTGTATGTTATAGTAGAAATGCTATTGTGATAGGTGATAACAACCCGGATGGTGTCGGTCGTAAAGGAATGGAGGCGGCGGCTAATAAGCTATCTCGATGCTGTCCAGTAGTTCAGCAAGTTTTACCCCCTCAAGGAATTAAAGACCTTCGAGAGTGGGTAACGGATTATGACTTAACAAAAGAAAAACTGTTTAACTGGATGAATGAAAATGCGACTACAATAGATAATAAATTGCTTCTTGACAATGATGGTGCTGATTATTTAGCAAGAAAGTGGATAGAAAACAGATGGACACATGGTGAAAGAGTTCTTCTCTGTAAATATCTTGAAGATTACTATATTTTTCAGGATACAAAATATACAATTATTGACAGAGATACTCTTTTTGCATCAATGTGGTCGTACTTTGAAGGAAAGAATTTTATTTCTTCCAAAGATGTCAAACCACTCAGAATGACCAGACCCAAAATGGGTGATATTTTATCTGCTGCTTCATTGGTTACCCCGCTTATTACAAAAGTTCCATGCTGGGTATATAACCCCGAATCATCAAACGCTAAAGAATTAATACCGTTTAAAAATGGTCAACTTGATATTGCGACTGATAAATTTTATGATATTACGCCGAATTATTTTAATGTTAGTCACATTCCATACAAGTATAATCCAGAACTCAAATCTGAATTATGGTATAAATTCCTTCAAGAAGTTTTTGGAGGAGATAATGAAAGAATTAAATTACTCGGCGAATGGTTTGGTTATGTTCTTTCATCGAATCGGGAATATGAAAAATTTATGCTACTTGTAGGAGTTCCACGTTCAGGGAAATCGACTATTCTTGAGGTGCTCTCACATACAATCGGTGCAGATAATTCTGTTAGCACATCTTTTTCTCGTTTAGCTGAGCGATTTGGTTTGGCTAATCTGGTGCATAAAAAGGCTGTTATGATTGGTGATGCTCGTACCAGCAATCAACGTATAATGGATAAAGCATTGGCTATAACCTTACAGATTACTGGTAATGATTCATTAGCAATCGACCGCAAAGGACGAACCATAATCACAGATAAATTACCAGGTGCTTTTACATTAGCCATGAATGAACTTCCTGCTTTTTCAGATTATGCAAATGCTGTTCAAACACGGGCACTTATGCTCGGTTTTGATATATCGTTTGCTGGTCGAGAAGATATTACGCTGAAACATAGACTTATCAGAGAAGCTAATCAGGGAAAGATATTGGAATTTGCTCTAAATGGATGGAAAAGATTACAAGAACAAGGCAATTTCACTCAACCCCAAAATTCAAAAGAAATTGCTGGAGAATTTAATCAATTAGTGTCACCATTAGCTACTTTTGTCAGTATGTGTTGTGTTGTGGAAACTGATAAAACCATTCCTTGTCTCCGATTAT